ATCAAGTGCGTGGACATTGGCGCACTTACAAATCAGGAAAGCGCGGTTGGGTGAGTGAATGTTGGAAAGGTGATGCAAGCAAAGGAACTGTTTTTAAAGACTATCAACTCAAGGAGAAGAACAATGGATAAAGACGAAGCATTACATTTTGCATTAAAGGCGTTGGAATCGGTAAGCATTGAGTTTGTCTGTAATGGCGCACACCATGCAAAAAAAGATAGGCATGAATGGCTTGACCCTTGTCCTATTGTTGACCGATACAAAGAAGCCATTACAGCCATTAAAGCCGCACTAGAAGCGAAAGATGAGCCTGTGGGTTCATTTATGACGCGACTACAGGCAATAGATTTTTTACTAAAGATGCGCCCTCAAACTGAGCCAACAGAGAAACAGATTATTGCAACTATTGATGCTTATTCGGCTCTCTTTGGCGACATGATTGAATCACCCACCCCAACACAGCGCAAGCCGCTGACGGATGAGGAGATTGAGCGTATCTACAACCGATATGGTGGCGAAATGATTAACTGCGCCAGAGCTATTGAACGCGCACACGGCATTAAGGGGGAAGCATGACTACATGGGTTTTGCTAGTGATGCTGTGCAACCGCACTTGCGTGCCTCAATACGCAATCCAGTTCCCCGACAAGGCATCGTGCGAAGCACGCCTAGAGAAACCGAGCTTTTGGGGTCAAGAAACCACATTCTGCGTGCCAATGGTTAAGGAGAAAAACACATGAGTAAAGGTTCAACTGGTCGTCCATTTTCAGTAAGCAATGAAGAATACTCTAATCGGTGGGATGCTATTTTTGGTAGAGACAATGAGAAAAAGAACAAAACGCAAGATGTGGAATCTGATAGACCCGATACAACACGCCATAGTGGGTGCATCGATAACCCACAGGGAGAAGTTGGACAAACTCCGAATGATGGAGTATTCCGCACTTGAGGCGATTATCAAGGGCAGAGGAACTATCCATGACTGGCGCACTCTTGTGGACGTACTAAACCTGTCAGAAACGATGGGTAGAGCAGGGGTAGGCCCAGAAGTGCTGCCAATCTGCGAGAAGGCACAAGCAAGCCTCCACAAAGCATCTGGATACTATCAAACAACTATGCGTGTTATTTTAGATGCGGAGGGAATACAAGCCTGTCGTGATTTGATTGAATTCGCAGACTTGCAACAGTCCAGTATCCCTCGAAGTGAGTTTGAGAGATACATTCAGAAAACAAAAGACTACATAAAGTCACGAGGTGATAAGGTGGTAGAAATTGAATAACAGTTTTACAAAGCGTGAAAGACTGCACTTAGCAAGGATTAAAGAAATGCCTTGTGGGGTATGTGGTCAGGCAGGGCCAAGCGATGCTCATCACATAAAACAGCATCACCAGTACCTTTGTATTCCGCTTTGTAGGGACTGCCATCAAGGGCCACACAACGGAATCCATGGGCAATCTAGGATTTGGTCAGTTATGAAACATGACGAAATGTCGGTATTAAACGAAACGCTTGCAAAACTTATTGGATAAGGCACAATATTCCTAACCAAGTTGCCATTTGGTTTCCTTAGAGGGACTGTACGTTCCTCTTTTTTTGTGCGAAAATGACGCAAACTCCATGAGGACAACCATGTCTGGACTACTTGAGCCATCAGTAAAAATCGAGATTGAGATACAAAACCAAGAGAAGAAGGGTGAAGCCTGTCCAGTTGCGACAGGTGATGTAGCTGTCAATCTTGAGAATCGTGAGAAGGCGATTGAGAAGGCTAACTATGGCCCAATGAATCCCAACGAATCCAACATGGATTACTGGCGTGAAATCTCTCGTGCATGGCGCATTGCCCCTGCACAAGCCAAGAAGTCTCGTTGCGGTAACTGCGCTGCTTTCATCCAAACACCTAAGATGCTGTCTTGCATCGAATCTGGTCTGGAGATGGGCGATACAGAGATGGACGCATGGGAAGTCATTGATGCTGGTGACTTAGGTTATTGCGAAGCGTTTGACTTTAAGTGTGCTTCTAAGCGTACCTGCGAAGCATGGATTAGTGGTGGGCCAATTACTCAGGAGAAAGACAATGGGAACAACGAATCAACAGGCTCTGGAGATGATGCAGAAGCTGATGAAGAAGCCTAAACCTATGCCTGTGCGTGGTGAGCGTACTGCTAAGAACAAAGCAAAGAAGCCTAAAAAATGAAAATGACAAAAGCTGGTCAGAAGAAAGTTGGCAAGGTAATGGGTGAGTACAAAGAAGGTACTCTCCATTCTGGCAAAGGTGGTAAGGTTGTTAAAAGCCGTGACCAAGCGATTGCCATTGCTATGGCTGAAGCTGCTAAAAAGATGGGCAGGATGAAATAATGGCTGAACTAAGGGCTACTCCAATGTCAAACCCAATCATGGGTTTACTTGCTGACCGCCTAAAGAAAGCACAACAATTTGGCGCAAAGCCATTTGGTTATGAGAATCCTCCTGTAGAGATGTTGATGAATCTATTGGGAGTTCCTGCTGTCCAACAGACAATGGAAAGAATGGCTTATGGTGAGCCATTGACTACTGGTAGAGGCATGACTACTAAGCCTCGTGCTGAAGCAGTCGAAGCTGCTATGGCAGTAGCACCAGTTGCAGGATTGCTAGGTAAGGCTACTAAGGGTTTACCAGTAGGTGCAAGTATTGAGAATGTTGGTAAAGATTTATCAACTATCAACATTGGCGATAGAACAATACCTGTAACAATAAACCGAATTGACAAGAAAAGTGGTGGTCAATTAGTTAATGTAAATCCATCTGCTTTTGATGAGGCTTTTTCAAAGACAGGTTGGCAGTATGTTGGAGAAAAAGGAAAAGATGGAATTTCTGGAAGATACGAGAAATTCGAGAATTACCTAAAAGATGCTAAATCAATAGAAGCAAGTAATGTTTCAGTAAACAAAGATGGTGGCATTGTTTTTGGTGATGGAAGGCATCGTTACGCTGTTCTGAGAGACATGGGACTAGATGAATTGCCCATTGTCATGGATAAAGAATCCATAAAAAATGCAAAAAAGTTTGGCTATCTTTCTGACTCACCTGCAAATCCAATTGCACCAAGACAAGAAGCACTAGATAAAGCCCAAAGAAACGCTGCATTGCCTGTTGAGGAAGGTGGTCTAGGACTGCCTAAAGACAATACTCCAGAGATGAGAGCAGAGGCAATGGGGTTTGATACAGAATTGTTGCATGGGACAGCTAAAGATTTTCCAAGTTTTGACTTGTCTAAAGCAGGAACGAATACAAGACAAGCTGGAGATGAACTTGGGATATTCTCAACTTCTAAGCCATTCTTGGCTGACAATTATGCAGAAATAGCGTCAAAAGGTGGATGGGCAAATAGAACAGAGCCAGAAAATGCTGTTATTTACCCATTATTGGGAAGTTTTAAGAATCCTAAAAAATATCAAACTGCTTCAGAATTTTATCGTGATGCAGATGCTATGGCTGCTGAACAAAAGCTAGGCAAATGGAGAGAGCAACTTCAAAGCGAAGGCTATGATTCAGTTTTTGTAAGACCTGATTTAGAAGAAGTTGTAGCATTTAACCCTAATCAATTGCGTTCAAGATTTGCAGCCTTTGACCCAATGCGTAGAAACGAAGCAGACATTCTTGCTGGTGTGTTACCATTAGGACTACTAGCAGACGAAGAACAGCGTAAGAAACTTTACGAACTTGTACCATCACTACTAGGTCAGTAATTACTAACTTAACCTTGACCAACCCTAGAGGAGTCAAACATGGCTGGAAGACCAATAAATAAACTACATCAAGAGGATGTACGCAAGAAAATACAAGTAAGTCAATTACTAAATGTCTTGCAAAATCATGCACTTGGTGAAACTGAAGACTTAAGTCCTACTCGGATGAAGGCAATTGAAATACTATTGCGTAAGTCTATGCCTGATATGGCATCTGTAACAGTAAGCGGAGACTCTGAACAACCACTTCAGCACATAGTTACATGGGCGAAGTAATCGAGATTCCTTACAAACCTAGAGAACAACAGCTTGCTATCCATGAACTGATGGACAGTAAGCGTTTTGGTGTTGTTGTTGCTCATAGGCGCATGGGCAAGACTGTCTCTGCAATTAACCATCTAATCAAGGACGCTATCCTAAATCAGAAGGAAGCACCTAGATACGCATACATTGCACCTACCTATGGACAAGCTAAACGAGTTGCTTGGGACTATCTCGTGAAGTATGCTGACCCACTAGGAGGCAGTAGCAATATCTCTGAGTTGCGAGTTGACTTCTGGGGTAGGCGTATCCAGTTATATGGCTCAGACAATCCAGAAGCATTGCGTGGTCAATACTTTGATGGGGTAATCCTAGACGAGATTGGTGACCAGAATCCTAAGATATGGACAGACATTATTAGACCTGCACTAGCTGACAGAAAAGGCTGGTGTATGTTCATTGGTACACCCAAAGGTCACAACCACTTCAAAGAACTGCGAGACAGGGCAGAAACTGAGGATGGATGGGGTTTGTTAGAGTTCAAAGCCTCTGAAACAGGGGTGGTTGACGATACAGAACTCAAGGCTGCTCGTAATGAGATGGGTGAGGATAAGTACCGACAAGAGTTTGAATGTAGCTTTGACGCTGCTGTAGAAGGCTCTTACTATGGGCAAATCCTCAATGAGTTGGAAGACAAGCATCATATGCAAGAGATTCCCAGAGAGGAACTGAGCCGTACATTTACAGCTTGGGACTTGGGTATGGGTGACTCAACTTCTATTTGGGTTGCTCAGTTAGTAGGTACTGAGGTGCGTTTGATTGACTATTACGAGAATCATGGTGTTGGACTAGACCACTATGTGAAGTGGATTAGGGACAATGACTATGCAAAAGCAGAGCATATTCTGCCCCATGACGTTAGAGTAAGAGAGTTAGGCTCTGGGAAAAGCCGACTAGAGATGCTTGAGGAAGCAGGACTAGAGATAAAGATTGCGCCTAGAATGGGCTTAGACGATGGTATCCAAGCTGTCAGAAGGCTGCTGCCAAGGTGCTGGTTCAATGTTCCTAAAGTCCAGACAGGGCTTAACTGCCTGAGAAACTACCGCAGAGATTACGATGAGAAGCGTAAGATTTTCTATGAGCGTCCATTGCATGACTGGTCATCACATGGCTCTGACTCATTCCGCTACTTAGCCCTTGGATTGGATGAAGGTCATTCAACTTGGTCTAAGCCTATCAACCAAACACCGAAATGGATTGTCTGATGTATTTAGAGCGACAAGGCGTTAATTTAGCCCCGAAAGTAAAAGAACTTGAATTAAGAATCGAAATGTTGGAAAATGTCATTAAGGAGTTAAAATCGGACAAACCCCGAATGGGTCGCCCTCCAAAGGACAAAAATGCAACAGAACGAACTGAAGTCAATCCTACAGGCAGAGATTGATGATGCTATTGGGTACATTGAAACAGAAACTGTTGACCAGCGCAAACAGGCTCTACAGGCGTATCTACGACAGCCATATGGCAATGAGGTTGAGGGTAAATCTCAGATTGTTACTGGAGAAGTAGCAGAAGCTATTGATGGTGCGCTACCTAGCTTAGTTCGTATTTTCACAGGCTCAGATAATATTGTTATCTTTGAGCCACAGGGGCCTCAAGACGAAGCATCTGCCAAGCAAGCTACTGATTACTGCAATTGGGTATTCTTGCGTGACAACGAAGGTGTAGCCATTCTGCATGACTGGTTCAAAGATGCTTTGATGCAGAAGAACGGCATCGTTAAGGCATATTGGGAAAACAAAGAAGACATTACAAAAGAGCGTTACTACGACTTGTCTGATGATGAGTTAGCAATGCTGATGAGTGATGAGAGCATGGAAATTGTCGAGCAAGATACGACAGAGTTTCCAATCTATGACCCAATGGGACAGCCAGTCCTTGACCCAACTGGTATTCCAGTTATGGGTTCTACGCACAATGTAATAGTACAAAAGCGTAAGAAGTCAGGCAAAGTCACGATTGAGAATGTTCCTCCAGAGGAGTTCTTGATTAGCAAGAAGGCTCGCACTATTGCTGACAGCCCATTCGTAGCCCATCGTCAGATGTTGACTCGTAGTGACTTGGTTGCTATGGGTTTCAACAAGAAGCAAGTTGAAGGATTGCAGATGGACGATGCACTAGCGTACACACCAGAGCGTGTTGTGCGTTTCTCTGCTGGTGAGCAACCTTATCAAGTACAGACTGATGACCCATCAATGCAAGAGATTGAGGTCTTTGAGTGCTATGTCAAAACTGATATGAATGGCAAAGGTATTGCTACTCTGACTCAAGTTTTCTACGCTTCAAACGAGATTCTCCAAGATGCAGATGGTAAGGAAGCTGTTGAGGAAGTTGACTATGTTCCTTTCCATTCAATCTGCCCTATCCCAATTCCACACAAGTTCTTTGGCGACTCACTTGCTGACAGAACAACAGACTTGCAACTGATTAAGACTACTATCACTCGTCAGATGTTGGATAACTTATATCTGACAAACAATGCACGAGTGGTGGCAGTAGAAGGTCAGGTAAACCTTGACGACTTGCTTACATCTACTGCTGGTGGTGTTATTCGTGCTAAGTCTCAGAACGCTGTTCAACAACTTGTAGTGCAGAACGTAGCTTCTCAGGCTTTCCCAATGCTTCAGTACTTGGATACAGTCCAGTCTAAGCGTACTGGTGTGTCTGATGCTACACAGGGCTTAGACCCATCTATCTTGCAGAATGTGACAGCAGCAGCAGTAGCTTCAATGCAACAAGCTGGCGCAGGTAAGATTGAATTGATGGCTCGAATCTTTGCAGAGACTGGTGTTAAGTCTTTGTTCCAAGGCATCTTGCATCTGCTCTGCAAGTACCAAGACAAGCCTCGTTTGGTGCGTATGCGTGGCGAATTCGTAGAGTTTGACCCTCGTACATGGGCTAACCAATACGATGTGGCTATTAACGTAGGTTTGGGTGCTGGTAACCGACAAGAGCAGATGGCTATGTTGTCAATGGTTCTGGCTAAACAAGAGCAGTTGATTGCTCAGTACGGCCCTGCCAATCCCTATGTCTCTCCTGCTCAATATCGTTCTACCTTGGGACGCATGGTTGAGATTGCTGGCTTTAAGGATTCTGCTGAGTTCTATAAGCCAATCACACCAGAGCAAGACCAGATGCTGTCGAATCCTCCTCCACAGCCACAGCAAATGCCTCCAGAAGTGCAAGCAATCATGGCTCGCACTCAGGCTGAGATTCAAGCCAACCAAGCTAAAGCACAAGCTGACATTCAGTTGAAGCAACAGCAACAACAGATTGATATGGAGATGGCACAACAGAAGGCTGCTCTTGAGATGCAATTGATGCGTGAGAAAGAAGCTGCTAAGTTGATGCTTGAGCGTGAGAAACAGCAAGCTTACTTTGCTATGAAGCAACAAGAGTTTGAAGCAGAAGCCCAATTGAAAGCAATGAAAATTGGTGCTGGCATTACATCTAACGTAGAGATTAAGGGTTAATCATGGCAATAAATTATGTACAGCCCAATGCTCTTTTTGAAGACTACATGGTATTTGATGAAGTTGTTAGCCCTCCAACAAACACAATTACTGATTATCGAGGAAAAGAATACGACAAAGATACATTAGTATCATTGGCGCAACAAATTGCACCAACACTAGATAAAAACAATCTAGCAGGTGGTGTTTACAGTACGAATAATGCAAACATTGGTTTTGCTTATGACCAAGCGACAAATGCTCTTGGATATAAGCCAACAGCAGCAGAACAAGTTGTTCTGGATATGGCTCGTCATTTGATTGATACAGGTGTAACAGATTTAACTCAAGTTGATGCTGGAAGTCAAAACCAAAGGTTTGGTTCTACCTATACTGGTGAAGGTGGAACAATCTATGAAATTAAGCGTGACCCAACTACAGGCGAAGTAGTCACTTCTACATGGGGTAAGACCACTAGCGACAAAGGAAACATTGTTGCTGCACTTTCTATTGGTGCAGGTTTGCTAGGTCTTCCAACTCAAGTTGGTACTGCGATTCTTGGTGCTGGTGCTAGTCCTGTTGCTGCTAGTGCATTGGGTGGTGCTTTATTGGGTGGCACAACATCAGCATTAACTGGTGGCGATGTACTTAAAGGTGCTTTACTTGGTGGCGCAGGTGGCGCAGTAAGTGGTTATTTGCAAAATGGCCCAATCGATGCGTCTAACATGACTTCAACGCAGTTTAATGATGCTCTTGAAACTCAGCTTATTGGCGAAATGCAAAAGGCTGGTCTAAATAACACACAAATCACACAGTTTTTAGAAAACGCTAGTGCTGCTGATATTGCTTCTGTTGTTAACGCATTACCAAGTGCAACAGATAACTTAATTGTTCAAGCTGCTAAAACTCCAATTACTGCTGATGCTTTGACCAATGTTTTGTCGCAAGTTCCTGCATTAACAGTAACTTCAACAAGACCACAACAAGTTTCTCCTGATACTATTAGTGCGATTACATCTAGTTTGTCTGGTAATGTAACCCCTCCTCCAACAGTAGAGGTAACTGCTGAAAGACCAAACAAAACAGATATTCCAGTAGTCACAACACCAACAGTAACTACTCCAAGCGTAACTGTACCTGTTGTTACACCAACTACAACAACTACAACTGATACTAAAAAGGACACATCATTAACAGCATCAGATGTTGTTAAGTTGATTAGTGCAGGTGCAACTGTTGCAGGTATTAACGCTGCTGTAAATAGTGGTGGTGGTACAGGTGCTACTCAATATCCAATTATTCCTATTCCAGAAAGTTGGGGCAATCCTCCAAAACCAAGTGTTGCGCCATTTACACAATTGCCTCCAATTAACTTTGGTGACAGAAACTTGTTGATTGGCACTCAATGGGAGAAGTTCCTAGACCCTAATTATGGTCAAGTGCCAGAGCCTGTGCAATACTCACAGCCATCAAACCTAAGTTACAACGATTTGATGGGCATCTTGGGTAAGAAGCAAGGTATGCCATCAGCTAGTAGCTTGAGCATCAACGATATTATTTCTGGAATACAAAACCAATATGGACAAGCACCTGCTCGCACAATGGGCTAAAAACTTACTGAATGATGACTTTTTCAAAGAAGTATTAGATAATTTGAAAAAAGAGCAGATTAGTGTAATAATTAACACAAGTGCAGAAGAATCTGATAGGCGTGAAGACGCTTACAGGCACATTAAGACTTTAGAACTAATTACAGGACACCTTGAAGGTTTAGCCTCGGAAACTGTGATTAGAGAGAAGAAATGGAAAATTCTGTAAGGGAAACCTTACCCTCCGTCCAGAAGGTTTCTGGCTATTTTTGAGATGACAAATGGAAAACACCAACCCACAAGGGAGTGAAAGCCTAGATGTAAACCAAGCCGCTTCAGCGTTAATGGGGCTAATGGGTGATTCAGAGGAAGCCGAACAAGGCCAAACCGAAGAACAGCCAGAGGAACTACAAGCGTCTGATGAAGCTGATGCCGAGTATTCTGAGGAAGAAGAAATCGAGCAACCAAAGCCTAAATATAAAGTTAAGGCTGCTGGTGAGGAGATTGAAGTTGACGAAGAAGAACTCATCAAAGGTTATCAGCAAGGTGTAGATTACACTAAAAAGTCTCAGGCTTTAGCTGAACAACGCAAAGCTGTAGAAGCAGAGCGTATTCACTTAGAGCAGGTGAAACAAGAGCGACAGGCATATGCCCAGAAATTGCAAGCGTTGGATAGCTTCCTTACGCAGCAAAATCAGGGTGTGGACTTAGATGTTCTAAAGGAAACAGACCCTATTGGCTATGCCGTAGCGGTAGCTGAACAGAGTCAGCGTGAGAAGCAGTTAGCAGTAGTAAGGCAAGAACAGCAACGCATTGCACAACAGCAACAAGCCGAGCAACAAGCCTCTTTGCAAAACCATCTCCGTC